GTTCCAAAAGCATACAAAACAGAGATTAAAGTAGGTGATGAAGTAATAATTCACCATAACGTATTTCGTAGATTCTACGACATGAAAGGTAGAGAGAAAAACTCTGCATCATTTTTTAAAGATGATTTATTCTTTTGTGATATAGAACAAATATACCTTTACAACCGAAACGATAATTGGATATGCAACTTAAACTATTGCTTTGTACATCCAGTTGCTTCTATAGATCAGTTTAGTACACTTAAAGAAGTTCCACTTCTTGGTATAATAAAATATAGCAACAAGTCCTTAGAAGCGCTAGGAATCACTCCTGGAACCTTAATAACGTTTACACCCAACTCTGAATTTGAGTTTGTAGTCGGTGATGAACGTTTATATTGTATGAAATCAAATGATATAGCCTTAACACATGACGATAAAGGAGACAAAGTTAAATATAATCCAAGCTGGGCACAGAGCAGTTGAAGAGTTAATTAAGATAGCTAGAGAACCTATTGTAGACTCAGAAGATGATATATCAGCAGATAGATTAAAGAACGCAGCAGCGACAAAGAAATTAGCTATTTTCGATGCATTTGAAATATTAACTCGCATCGAGAATGAAAAGGATATGTTAGAGGATAAACCTAAAGAAGTTAAGAAAGAAGAAAAAGCTTTTAAAGGTTTTGCAGAAGGGAGAAGTAAGTGATGTACGAGCAAACATTATACAAAGTATTAAAAGATTATATCAACCCTAAGATACTTAAAAAGAACAATAGGTATAAAAAATGGGAGTATGGATATAATAAAGAGTATGATTTAGTTATAATCAGTAGAGACGGAACTATTGGAGACATCTACGAAATACAAGATCTCAAGATTGCTATACCAGCAGTCTCTGAATGCTTTAAACGAAGCGAAGATAAAAAGGAACAATACTGGGAAAGACAAGAGTATCCAAAAGCCTTAAACAAAATAAAGTCTGTATTTGACTGGGAAGAGTATCCAACTGATTTTAAAGAAGAATGGTATGACTATATCGATAAAGAATTTGAACGTCGTGAGAAAGGTTACTTTTATTATAACAAGGGTGTTCCTAATTATATCACTGGGACTCACTACATGTATTTGCAATGGTCAAAAATCGACGTGGGTGCTGCCGACTACAGGGAATCGAATAAGTTATTTTTCTACTTCTGGGAAGCATGTAAAGCTGACAACAGGTGTTATGGGATGTGTTATCTTAAAAACAGACGATCTGGGTTTTCGTTCATGGCTTCAGCAGAGCTCGTTAACGCCGCTACAATGTCGTCAGATTCAAGATTTGGGATCTTATCAAAAACTGGGGCTGATGCCAAGAAGATGTTTACGGATAAAGTCGTACCCATATCTCTTAACTATCCGTTTTTCTTCAAGCCGATCCAAGATGGTATGGATCGTCCTAAAACAGAACTCGCCTACAGGGTACCAGCTTCTAAACTAACTAGAAGAAAGCTTGATGACAATGTTAAGTTATCAGATATCGTAGGTCTTGATACAACTATTGACTGGAAAAACACAGGCGATAACTCTTACGATGGTGAAAAGCTAAAGATATTAGCACATGATGAAAGCGGTAAATGGGAAAGACCTGATAACATATTAAACAACTGGAGAGTTACAAAAACTACACTAAGACTAGGTAGTAGAGTTATTGGTAAGTGTATGATGGGATCAACATCAAACGCTTTAGATAAAGGAGGAAACAATTTTAAGAAATTATATTATGATTCAAGCGTTACAAGAAGAAATAAAAATGGTCAAACAAGCTCGGGACTCTATAGTTTATTCATCCCTATGGAATGGTCCTACGAAGGATACATTGATACTTATGGATTACCTGTCTTCGATACGCCAAAAACTGAAGTCACTGGAATTGATGGAGCAGCAATTGACATCGGAGTTATCGAACACTGGGAAAACGAAGTCGAAGGACTCAAGCAAGACCAAGACGGATTAAACGAATTTTACAGGCAGTTTCCAAGAACTGAAAAGCATGCCTTTAGAGATGAAACAAAAGAGTCTTTATTCAATTTAGTAAAAATATACGAACAAATCGATTACAATGAAGAAGTTCATAATATAGCTTCTGTTACTCGTGGTAGCTTTCAATGGCAGAATGGTATTAAAGATACTAAGGTAGTATTTTATCCAAATAATGATGGTAGATTTTTAATATCTTGGGTTCCACCTAAAAATCTTCAAAATAGAGTGATTATAAAGAATGGTGTTAAGTATCCTGGTAATGAACACATTGGAGCTTTCGGTTGTGATAGTTACGATATATCAGGAACAGTAGATGGTAAAGGCTCTAATGGAGCTTTACACGGTCTTACTAAGTTTAGCATGGAAGATGCTCCACCTAATCATTTCTTTTTAGAATATATATCAAGACCTCAAACTGCTGAGATATTCTTTGAAGATGTACTTATGGCTTTAATATTTTATGGTATGCCTATACTATGTGAAAATAACAAGCCAAGACTTTTGTATTACTTAAAGCGTAGAGGTTACAGAGGTTTTAGTATGAACCGTCCTGATAAAGCATGGAACAAGTTGTCTACAACAGAGAAAGAAATAGGTGGAATACCTAACTCTAGTGAAGACATAAAACAAGCACACGCAGCGGCAATAGAAACATACATAGAAGAGCATGTAGGAATACAAGGTGAAGAGTTTGGTGATATGTACATGCAGTCAACTTTAGAAGACTGGGCCTGTTTCAATATAAATAATAGAACTAAACATGATGCATCTATAAGTTCAGGTTTGGCTATTATGGCTTGTAATAAAAATAAATATAAACCTAATCAAGAAAAGAAATTTAAACCAATTGATTTAGGTATAAGAAGATACGATAATAAAGGAAGTGTTTCCAAAATAATAAAATAAATATATGCAAATTTACACTAACAATAATAGTTCTTTTCCAAGTCAGGTGGTACCGGACGCAGAAAAAGCTACTTTAGAATATGGTTTAGCTGTCGGTAGAGCTATTGAAGGAGAATGGTTTAGAAATTATAGAAGTGCATATAACACACCTGGTTACGCTGTAAATTTTAATCAATATCATAATTTAAGATTATACGCTAGAGGTGAACAACCTGTTCAGAAGTATAAAGATGAATTAGCTATAAATGGAGATTTGTCTTATTTAAATTTAGATTGGAAACCTGTTCCCGTTATATCTAAGTTTGTTGATATTGTTGTTAATGGAATATCCCAAAGAAATTTTGAAATAAATGCTTTTGCTCAAGATCCAGTTTGTTCAAAATCAAGGACTGAATACGCAACTGCTTTGTTAACGGATATCAATGCTAAGAAATTTTTAGAATCTGCGCAACAAACACTAGGTATAAATGCTTTTAATTCTCCAAATCCTGAAACTGCTCCACAAGACGAACAAGAGTTAGAGATACATCTTCAGATGGATTTTAAGCAAAGTGTTGAAGTAGCAGAAGAAGAAGTTATAAATCAAATTTTAGATAAAAACAAATACGATCTAACTAGAAGAAGGTTTAATTATGACTTAACAGTATTAGGTATTGGTGCTGTAAAAACTAACTGGAATAAAGCTGAAGGTGTAACTGTAGATTATGTAGATCCAGCTTGCCTAGTCTACTCATATACTGAAGATCCTAATTTTGAAGATATATATTATGCTGGAGAAGTTAAGTCTGTAGCTTTAGCGGACTTGAAGATGCAGTTTCCTAATCTTACTGACGAAGAAATGGAAACTATCCAAAGATATCCAGGTAATGCTGAATATTTAAGAAACTGGAGTGGGCGATCAGATGACTTAACTGTGCAAGTTCTTTATTTTGAATACAAAACATACAGTGATCAAGTCTTTAAAATAAAAAAGAATGCATTTGGATTAGAAAAAGCATTAGAAAAACCTGATTTTTTTAACCCACCTGAAAACGATAACTTTGAAAGAGTATCTAGAACTATTGAAACTTTATATAGCGGAGCTAAAATATTGGGTCACCCTATGATGATGAGCTGGGGTTTATCAGAATATATGACTAGACCTACTGCCGACACTGTTAAAGTTAAAATGAATTATAATATATGCGCTCCTAGAATGTATAAAGGACGTATAGAGTCTTTAGTTTCTCGTATAACAGGTTTTGCTGATATGATACAACTAACCCATTTAAAGATACAGCAAGTGTTAGCTAGGGTAGTTCCAGATGGTGTATACTTAGATATGGATGGGCTAGCTGAGGTCGATCTTGGTAATGGAACTAATTATAATCCTGCTGAAGCATTGAACATGTATTTTCAAACTGGTAGTGTAGTAGGTAGATCTTTAACTCAAGATGGTGATGTTAATAGAGGTAAAATACCAGTGCAAGAATTACAAACTGGTTCAGGTGGTGGTAAAATACAATCTTTAATACAGACTTATCAATATTATTTACAAATGATAAGAGATGTAACTGGTCTAAATGAAGCTAGAGATGGAAGCACTCCAGACAAGAACTCTTTAGTTGGTTTACAGAAGATGGCTGCAGCTAATTCAAATACAGCTACAAGACATATACTACAAGCAAGCATGTATCTTACTCTTAGAACATGTGAGAACATATCTCTTAGAGTAGCTGATTCATTAGCTTTTCCTTTTACTAAGCAAGCTTTAAGAAATAGTATATCAGCTTTTAATGTTGGAACCTTAGACGAACTAACAGAATTAAACATACATGACTTTGGTATATTTTTACAGCTAGAACCAGACGATGAAGAAAAAGCTAAACTAGAAGAAAATATACAAGTAGCGTTAAAGTCTGGACAGATATATTTAGAAGATGCTATAGACATACGTGAAGTTAGAAATATTCAATTAGCTAATCAGTTTTTGAAATATAGAAGAAAGAAAAAACAAGAAGCTGATCAAAAAGCTCAACAAGCTAATATTCAAGCTCAAGCTCAAGCAAATGCAGAAACAGCTGAAAAAGCTGCGTTAGCTGAAGTTCAGAAACAGCAAGCATTAGCTCAAACTCAACTTCAAATTGAACAAGGTAAGTCACAGTTTGAAATAAAAAGAATGCAGACTGAATTGCAGATGAAAAAAGAACTAGCAATGCAAAAGTTTGAGTTTGATATGAAACTAGCCCAAGTAGACGTACAAAAAGAACAAGCTAGAGAGCAAAGTATTGAAGATAGAAAAGACAAAAGAACTAAGATACAAGCTACTCAACAAAGCAAGATGATAGACCAAAGACAAAATGATTTATTACCTACAGATTTTGAATCTGACCAAAACAGTGGAGAAGTTGATTTAAACAATTTACAAATCACCTAATCCTTATATTAACTATTATATTATATTATGTCAAAAACAAAACAAGAAGAGGAAGCTAAACCTCTTAAAATTAAAAAACCAGCATTTAAAAAGCACGAAGAAAAACTTCACAAAGTAACAATTAACGAAAAACCTAAAGAAAATGCCATTCAAGAGCAAAGCACAACAAAGGTGGATGTACAAGTTCATGCCCAAGATGGCAAAAAAGTGGAGCCAGACGTACCAAAGCAAGAGCTTACCGGAGAAAGTATCAAAGAAGTAAAATCTCCTATAACTGAGATAAAAGCAAAAGATACATTAGATAATAAACCAGAATTAAAAGCTCCTGTAGAGAAAAAGGTTGTAATGCCTGAGAATATAGAGAAGTTGGTGACCTTTATGAAAGATACTGGTGGAAGTATAGAAGACTACACAAGATTAAATAGGGATTATTCTCAATTAGATGAGTCTAACTTATTAAAAGAATATTATAAAAATACTAAACCTCATTTAGATCAAGAAGAAATTGAATTTATAATGGAAGATAAATTTTATTACGACGAAGAAATGGATGAAGAACGCGAGGTAAAGAAAAAGAAACTTGCGAAAAAAGAAGAAATTGCAAAAGCTAAAAGCTTTTTGGAGGAAACAAAGAGAAAATATTACGATGAAATCAAGTTGAGATCAAACGTAACTCAAGAACAAAAAGAAGCAATGGAGTTTTTCAATAAACACAACGAAGACCAAAAAATAGCTAGTAAGAGACGAGATATATTTAACAATAAAACTAAAGAGCTTTTTTCTGATAAATTCAAAGGTTTTGAATTTAACATTGGTGAAAAACGATTTAACTACGATGTTCAAAATGTAGAAACCGTCGCTGAAGATCAAGCAAGCTTAACAACGTTTATTAAGAAGTTCTTAAATAAAGACGGAGAAATAGCAGATGCTAGAGCTTATCACAAAGCTATTTACGCCGCAAAAAATGTAGATACTATAGCTAATCATTTTTATGAGCAAGGCAAAGCCGATGCTGTTAAAGATGTTATGGCAAAATCTAAAAACATAAGTGCAGAACCAAGATCACAGATTGGTGGTGATGTATTTATAAACGGATTAAAAGTAAAAGCAATAAGTGGGGATAATGGTACTAAGTTAAAATTTAAAAGTAAAAAATAAAAACTAAAACTAAAAATTATGAGTTTTGTAACTGGTGGGAGTTTTCCTGCTTCATTAGTCCCTGCTCAAAACAGGATGGCTTTACAATCAAACTATTTAACGTTTGATGGTGGTGCTGGAGGAAACTTCGCACAACAATATTTACCAGAGCTTTACGAAGCAGAGGTAGAAAGATACGGAAACCGAACTATTGGTGGTTTCTTGAGAATGGTAGGAGCTGAAATGCCTATGACTTCTGATCAAGTAATTTGGTCTGAACAAAATAGACTACACGTAGCTTATAGAGGTGTAACTTCTGCTCTTGTTGGTGGTGGTAATACTACTGATATAACTGTTGATTTAAATATCACAGCTGCTGAAAACCCAAGTTTAAATGGTGCTGTAAGACAAGGTCAAACTATCTTATTATCAGATGTTGCTACAGGTTTAGTTACAGCTAAAGCATTAGTTCAAACTGTAACTAATGGCGCTGGCGCTGCAACAAGTGATATACTTACTTGTTCATTGTATGAAACAACCGCTGCTGCTTTTCCAGCTGGACTTATAGGTGCTGCTGCATGTAATGTGTTTGTATACGGTTCTGAATTTGGAAAAGGAATGGTTGGAATGGAAGGTTCTATTGAGCCAAATTTCACTCAATACCACAACTCTCCATTAATTCTTAAAGACAATTTCAAAATTAGTGGATCTGATGCTGCTCAAATTGGTTGGGTTGAAGTTTCAACTGAAGATGGTCAATCAGGATATTTATGGTATCTAAAATCTGAATCTGAAACAAGATTAAGATTTGAAGATTACTTAGAAATGGCAATGATTGAAGGTGAATTAATGACTAATGCTGGTGTTAGTTTTCAATATGGACCAGCCGGTGGCGCTAGTGCTATCAAAGGTACTGAAGGTTTATTTGCTGCTATCGAAGCAAGAGGTAATGTATATTCTGGCTTTGCTGGAGCTGCTGCTCCTGGTTCAGGTGCTTTAGGTGATTTCGATGAAATCCTTAAAAACTTAGACAAGCAAGGTGCTATTGAAGAAAACATGTTATTCTTATCTAGATCTACTGCTCTTGATTTTGACGATATGATTGCTGCTGTTAATGGTGGATTTGCTTCTACTCAAGCTGCTTCTTACGGTCTTTTTGAGAACGATGGAGATATGGCGTTAAACTTTGGTTTTTCTGGATTCAGAAGAGGTTCTTATGACTTCTACAAAACTGACTGGAAATATCTAAATGATGCTTCTTTAAGGGGATTAGACAAAGAAATAGATGGTGTATTAGTTCCTGCTGGAACAACTACAGTATATGACCAAATGTTAGGATCAAATATTAGAAGACCTTTCTTACACGTAAGATATAGAGCTTCTGAAACTGAAGACAGAAGAATGAAGTCTTGGGTAACTGGTTCTGTAGGTGGTGCTTACACTGACACTTTAGATGCGATGACTGTAAGTTTCTTATCTGAAAGATGTTTAGTAACTCAAGCTGCGAACAATTTTGTATTGTTTAAAGGAGCTTAATTAGTATATAACGAGAGTGGCTTTTGTCACTCTCTTTATTAATCTTTAAATAATAAAAATTATGAGCAATGCAGTAAAAATGAAATATAAGGATCATGATAATTATGCCCTTATAGGAACTAATGACGTTTTATATGTAGAACAAGCCAGCACTACAACTAACATTAACATTTGGTATAATGTAATGACTGAGCCGGGTGGAAAAGTAATGTTGAATGAAATAGAATTTGGTGTTAATGTAACAGCAGAAGATGTAAAAGCATTACAAGATTTAATAAAACTTCAAAACAAACAACCAGGAGCTACAGTTCCTGTGTATAAATTAATAGGAGATGATGGATCAACTGATACATATGTAGATTCATTTATACTTGATTCAGGAACTCCTACAAACCCAATAACTCCTTAATTATGAGCAATTATTTAATAGTACCCGTAGAATCTGGAGCTTTAGCGGGCGGGGCAGATAGTTTAAAAAGTTCTCTTTCAACAGACACAACACTAGGTACCCCTGGTACTTATGTGTTAAGTCAAAGTAATGGAGATATAACTACAAATGGATCTGGTAAGTTTGCATCAATAATATGTGTTATTGCTGCTGGTCAAACCACTCTATCTGCTACTACAGGTAAAGTAGGTGTAGCAGCGGGCAGTCAAGGTTACGGATACGCTGTTGGTGATACAATAACTATACCAGCTGGAAAATTAGGTGCAACTTCTACAGAAGCTGTGCTTACGTTGGTTTCTGCTGATGTTTTTGACGGTGCTCCTGTAGCTGGTGAAATCTTAGTTGAAGTAGATGATCTTGCTTTGGTTTTATGTCCAGGTGTGGCTGAAGCTAAAATTCAATATTTACACGGATATGATACTGGTGGAGGAACTCCAAGAGAAGTCTATATGATAATAAGTCCATCATACCCATCTGCTCAAGCGTTGACTAATGCTTTTTCTGATTCTATTTCTAAATGTATTTCGGCTGAAAACAGTCAAAATATTTTAGACTTAGGAGATAGTAAGGTCGTTTCAGTAAGCTTTGGCTAAAAAAAAACAATAACAATGATCCCGCTTCGGCGGGGTCTTTTTTAATTATTATATTATATTATATTATATTATGGAAACAAAAGAAAAAAAATCTTCTAAAGTAGTAGATACTTGGGAGTATAAAGATAGAAATTATTACTTATTAGGAAACAAAGAACCTTTAACATACACTTTACCAAGTAGACATTCAAAAAGATATCCTTTAGTTTGGTTTGATGAAGAGCTAGGATATGAAAGAGAACTTAGGTACGCTACTAATCAACAAAGTGTTTTTGTAGACGAGCAAAAAGGTAATGTAACTCTTAAGCATATTATATTTGAAAAAGGTCACCTATTGGTACCTAAAGAAAAAAGAAATCTTCAACAGTTTTTAGCAAAACACCCACACTCTAATCTAATATTTAAAGAGCATGATGAGGTTGTTGTAGCTGAAGATGAGTTTGATTATTTAGAAATGGAAATAGCAGCTATGAACTTAGCTTATGATATGGATATTGAAAAAGCAGAGGCTATATTAAGAGTTGAAGTTGGTACAGGTGTTTCTAAATTAAGTTCTAAAGAATTAAAAAGAGACATATTAGTTTTTGCAAAAAGAAATCCAAGACTACTAATAGAGTTATCTCAAGATGAAAACGTAGAACTAAGAAACTTTGCTATAAAAGCTGTAGAAGCTAGAATAATAACTTTAGCTGATGATCAAAGAACTTTTAAATGGGGAAGTAATGGTAAAAAATTAATGACCGTGCCTTTTGAAGAAAACACTTACTCAGCTATGGCTGCGTGGTTTAAGACAGATGAAGGGATTCAAGTTTACAAATCTATACAGAAAAAGTTAAGATAACAAGTGATTATAAATTAGGGTGGTATTTCGCCACCCTTTTTTTTTAAAAATATTAAAATGGCAATAAACGTAAACACTGTATATACAACTGTACTAAGTATTTTAAATAAAGAGCAAAGAGGTTATATAACACCTGACGAGTTTAATAAACTGGGTACTCAAGTTCAATTAGAAATATTTGAAAAGTTTTTTGAAGACTATAATCAGTATATACGTATGCCAAAGACAGATGTAGAGTTTGCATCAAGAATGGATCATATACGTGAAGAATTTCAAGTATTTGAAAAAAGCGAATCAGCTTATAATCCGGCCGCTCAAACAAACAATATTTATACTCAACCACAAGATCTACATAGATTTG